CGATCAATAGTATTGCTGCGCGTTGACCTTCTTGGAAAGCTGATTGATGGGGATCGCCAGAAACAAAAGTGGTTGTCTCAAAAGCAAAACGCTTTTTAAGATCACTAAGCACTTGCTCCCCATCCTCCGTATTAAATGTACGGCGATAGGCGAGTTTTAATTCTTCTAATTCCTTCATATTTGTCCACGTTCTCTTGCATCAGACGCGACTTTTAACGCTGGTGCTAGCTTCTGCGCTTGGTCTGCTATAGATGCTTCCTGTTGCGCTTGTGCTTGCGCCGCTTGCGCTTCTGCCCTTTGTCTGCGTAACTGGTCTACTTCACTTCTACTACGCACGACACGCGCCGGGATACCTGTTGTTTCGACTAGATACTGTACAAGTTTATCATCATCTAGATAATCCATCACTGGCGCTACTTGCTGCATTTGCAACAAGACTTCAAAACCACGCAACATTGACTGTAGATCTGTCATTTTCTGCGCTTTTGCTAATGGTGATACATATTCAATATCTATGTCTTGACCTTGAAGCTGCTCCGGCGCGGCTGGGAGGAGGCCGTTACGGAGCAGCAATGCAAAAGATCTCGAAATCAAGGGTTGGAGCAACTCCGCTTGAAGCCTACCTAACACTGGACCAAGTAGACGCATTTTCTCTTCGTTCCTTTGCAACACTTCGGTAGCAGTCATAGACGGTCCATTAGCCATTAGCAGCTGATCTACAAAGAAAGCTTGCCTGATAGCGTTACGTCTTTGCTCTTCCATATTTAAACCTAGAGGATTGTTTGCTCCAATCTGCAACGGCTCTAGTCTATCTCTTGTACCTGTACGGTAAAAGTTTAATGCTCCCGGCGTTGTTCTGACAGGTAACATAAACCCATCATCAGGAACCATCAGCGGAGGGTCGATCTGTTTTTGTGCAGCCCTAATTGTTGTTTCTGCCATTTTGTTTAGCATTTTAGTATCTGGCAGCGCGTTCATTGCCGGGCTACGTCCGTAGGTACTAACACTATCTTTAACAAAACGCGGAACCATAAACGGAAATTCGTCAAAACCACTTTCAGATAACAACTGTCGTGTATTAGCTGTGTAATAAATAGACGCTACAGGCTTGCTTTTCTTTGCCCTACCTTTACCGTCTTTACGTGGATGCACCACATGAACAATAGGATGCTCTTTATAAGGCTCACTATCTAAACTTTTTTTAATTTCTTGCGGTAAGTTTTCTTCACCAAACTGCATAGCAATGCTGCGCGCTGTTAATTTAAACTTACGATACACCGTATCTACGCGACCTTCTGCATCTTCACTTATGCAAATCTCCGCAATATGCCGGGAAGAAAACCGTAAACCTTCCGGCGCACTTTCCACATAGAAAGCAGCTGTACCGAATACAACTAAATCATAATAAAGTTCATGTATCTCTTGTTGAAAGTTTGACCTATGAAACGCTTGATACATTTGATCTATGCAAACTTCCAACCATTCGTTTGCTGCATCGTCCTGTTGTAGTGCTGGGTTACGATAGCGCATAGAAAACCACGGCGTACTTGGGGAAGTAAGCATACCGTGTAAACTACTAGACAATAGTTCTACAGCATGGATAGCAGTTCCATCAAATAACAATTCTGTGCGCTTATCGCCTTGCTGTCGTTTCTTTGTAATGTCTGCTTTTCGTGGCAACATATAATCTGCTAGCTGTTGCCAGTGACTTTCCCAATTCGATCTTTGCGTTTGCAATGTTTTATAGCGTCTATCAAGCTGCGCTATCATAGGTAAAACTTCAGCCATTAGTACATTCCTCCATACCCGGACATTAATGTTTTACGCTTTTTACTTTTAGCACCACCTTGTGTACGACCAGCCATACGCTGATTTAAACGTTCAATAGGGTCTACTGTAGCGTTCTTCATTCTTTTTGCTGGTTGTGCAGACCGCTTGCCCATAGCGCCAGCTATATTTTTTGGCCGTTTACCCATCATGAAATAAGCCCAGCACCAGCTAATCCGGGTGTAGGTTTAAGAAGCGTACCAACACCACTAGCTGCATCCGTTAATAAACCTTGTGATGTTGTAAGTATTGTAGCTTGCCGACCTCTGTCGTAGAAATCTATTGCGCTATCTTCACCTACGCCTGTGCTTTGTTCGCCAGCAACTGACGTATCGGCAGTATCTATTAAACCTGTCTGTAGTTCTACTACATCGTTAATAGTTGTATCTGAGCCACCTGTCACGCTACTTGTATTCACTTCTGTATCATCTGTATCAAAAGTATCTACTTCTGGCACTTCATCTGTTTCCAAAGCCATAGGTTGAGGTCGCGGAGCCATTAAAGCTGCACCCACAACTGCACCAGTAGCTGTTGCTATTGCTGTGCCAGTTGTGCCTAAAGCTAACGCACTAGCTACACCATAGCCTACTGCGCCGCCACCTATGCCACCTAATATTACAGGAACTGCTGCTGCCATCTAAAATCTCCTATGCTGCGAATGGATCATAATCCATTACCGCTTGTCTTTGCGGCGCTGTAACACCGCGTCCTTCTTCTCTAAGACCCACCGCCAAATATCTAAAAGCATCTGCCGCGTGGCTAGAGTAATCATGTACAGGCGTAGCCCTAAAACTCCTAGTGCGCTCGTTATACGCCCGGTGATATTGCCTAAGACATTCCAAGCCATACTTACACTTCTCTCTATCAAAATATAAACGCGGTATCAGCATCTGCGCCGCGTGAATACCATCCTCTATTGGTAACTTAGGAACCACCCGGAAGTTTAATCCCAGATCCCAAGCTATTTCTCGCCTACTCTTACCAGTACCTAACTCTCTAACTTCTATATCATGTGGTGCATTATGCTCACCATATAAATAATTCTTAGAAGAAAGTACCTTACAATAGTGCGGCAACCCTTCCCCACGCGCCTCATAATAATCAATAACGTGAACAGCGCGCCCTATATTCTGCGTAAACCATATACTTGTGCTATCGCCTACACCTAAATCCCAAAACGTATTAACCTTGCTAGCCGGGTTGTAGGGTACATTCGTAATCCTACCATCGGCTTGCGCCTCTTCTAACTCTTTTCCATACACCGCACCGGGTACATTTGCGTTCCAGCTACATTCGAACTCTTGTGCATACTGATCGCTCGACATCATAACCTTTGCCGCGTCAAGCTCTTCCTGATCTAATATACCAGTTTCGCTAGCCTTATATACCGCAGCTAACCAATCATCATTCGCTACAGCTTCTTCATACTTTTCATAAAAAGCATTATGCCCCTTTGGGGTGCCTAGAAAAATACAAAACCCTTTTCGATCCGATAATGCCGGACGTAATACTTCTGGAAATACATTTTCCGGCATATCCGCGACTTCATCCATCACGCAGCCATCTAAATATATTCCACGTAAACTATCCGGGTTCTCCGCACCCAGCAAAGAAATCCTAGCACCAGTAGGTAAATCACACCGCAATTCCGTCTCATGGAAGCGTACACCCGGTATCTTACCAGCGTATTCTTTTATATAATCCCACGCTACGTTCTTAGCTTGCCTATACGTAGGGGCCATATACGCTAGTCTAGGGTTGTTCTTCTCACACATTAACGCAGCACGTAATATATGATTGATCGCCCAAACAGTTTTACCAAACCTTCGGTGACACACAACAACGCCCCACCTTTTCAATGCCATCTGATTATGCAACTTACGTTGCAACTCTCGCGGCTCGTAAGGTATTTCAATGTGCATTAGTGCTTAGTCTCTTCTTTGCCAAAATCCATAATACCCATATTCTGCAACATTCGCTCGTATATGTCTAACAATAACACAGCGCTCTCGTACTGCACAGTCGCTGAAGAGGCCTCTACAGTTAGCCTACGCAATTCGTTAATGTGACCTAGCAGTACAACGTTTTCCTCTTTCATGGGCTTTCTCAGGCTGTGTGAGGGGCAGACACTATTGTTTAGGTATATTATGTAGTAAGCGGCGGCGCGGCAAATTTTGGAGGGTTGGGTCGGTCGGATTGCCAAAAATGCCCACCTAATTCGCATAACATATATTATGTTAACAACGGTTAACGTTTTGTTCTACACACGTACAGCTTTGTTCTTTTTTTGCAGTGTCGATCCACAATGTTCCGCTTGTGTTCTGCAATCTGGCTGCCTCGCGCACGTAGCTCGGTCACACAGGATGTAATGTCATACGTGTCTCAGTGCCTAACAACAACCTCCTCTTCCTCCTCCTTCGCGCTAACAGCAACGTCACCGCCAGCCCAACTGATCGTGATTGCTGAACTACTTGGTTGATCTTCCTTCTTGTCTCTAATGCCAAATGGCTGGTTACGCGCAGCTGTCCATTTCAGCGTGTCAATCTCTAACCTACGCCGTTGTACTTCTGCGTTAATCATGCGTGGATCTGCAACGTCCGGCAGTTCTTCCATAGCTAACCTGTTGATATGATCGCTGTACCATTCGCTTTGAAGTATTCTTGCCTTACGATACATTTCCCATATCTCTTCGTCGGCTTGTACAGCGCGTGTAACGCTACGATAGTTAGGCATAGCTTTGTCTTTAGTAATATCTACAAGCGTCTCACCTTCGGCTAACCTATCGCATATCTTCTGCATTACTTTAATCGTAACAGTTCTACTTGGCATTACAGCTTCCTAAAAAAATGCTCCGCTGTCGCAGTGCGTAACCTGACCGAACGGAGCTAGTTAACAACAGCAAGTAACAGGCATTGTTGTGGCTTGAGGCTAAACACAACATCTTGCGATTGTAGCATACATATAGCGTATTTCAGTACATTCGGCAATAAATATATTTTTTTTCTATA